TTGCTCGTCAAGCCGGTCGTACTCTTGCCGATGCTCGTGACCGCCAAATTGGTGTTTACATTGCTCGTGCTGCTTCCGAAGAAGGCTTAGCTGCTGACCCAAGAGCAACCGACCAGTTCGGTTTCTCCGCTGTTGGTGGCCTTAGTGGTAAGGTCTTCTGCAACAGCTTATTTGACAACTTAGGTAAGGCTACAGCTACTGCTGCTCAGCGTACCGATGCTGCTCTTAAGCTGCTTGAGAAGATCGAAGAGTTCCAAATCCGTCTGCAAGAAGTAGATGCCCCAACTGAGGGTGTGTACTGTGCAGTTGATCCTCGTACCTTCCAAGACATTCGTGCTCTTGGTGTGGCTCGTGACTCATCTGATCTTGCTGGTGGTGCTGGTCGACCATTATTCGGCGGTGTTGCCGATGCTGGTGGCTTAGGTGCTGGTCTTGGTCAAGGTATGTTTGCTCTTGCTGATCGTCTTGAATATCAAGGCTGCTCAATCATCAAGACAAACCACATGCCTAACAAGAACTACACGACTGCTGCAGGTAATATTGGTGACGTTCGGTACAACCGATCTTGCCATGTCTGCCCAGTTAAGGCTCTTATTTGGCAACAAGGTTGCATTGCTTCGTTGAAGATGACCGGCCTCAAGGTTGATCAAGTTGACGATATCCGTCGTAACACCGTGTTCACGGTTGCTTCGATGATGGGCGGTACTGGTGTGCTCAAGCCTGAGCATGCTGCTGTCTGCATCGGTACTCCCGGTAAGGACAACGGTGCTGATGGTACTGCTGATGACGTTGCCTTCGAAGGTCAATGTGTGCATGCTACTAACTTTGCTGCACGACACACCTTTGGTGACTTTAACTTTGACACTACCACTTTTGATTTGATTAACTTCGATGCAAGTGCTGGTGGTGGCGATGGTGCTACTAACCCAACTGGTGATATTAGCAATGCTGATGCTACGTTTGACTTAGAAACCAATAACATGTATGCTGCATCCTTGGGTGCAACTCACATTGGTGCTGGTGCAGCTGACGCTGTAGCAATCACTGATGCTGTTGCTGGTTCTATGTACTACGAGTATCAAACTGCTCCTAATAACTCGATCTTCGGCACGTTGGCTGAGGATGACGGTTTGGGTTCAGCATAATCTGACAATTAAATACACATTCGCCCGGAGCCCCCGANAGGGGGCCTCGGGTCTTTTTAAAAGGAGATTTAAATGGGACTAATGAGTAAACTAGATGCGGTAAATGAAATGCTCTTTAACTCTGGAGAACAAATTGTTGCCAGCCTCACCGACGATCAGAATACCGATGTTAATTTAGCAGAGTTTATTCTTGATCAGGCTACCTTAGAAGCTCAGCTTCGTGGTATGGCTGTAAATCGCAGACCTGTTAAGGTAAAACCTTCTAGAACTGGGGCTACAGGCAATGGTGTCAAAGCTATTTCTGATGCTAGCAAAGGTCGTATTCAACTATCTCCTTATACAGACAATATGGTAACAGGTTCTCTTATTTCTGCACAGTTAGTAACGCAAGAAACCAGTGATGATGTAGATGTAAGAATTACAGCTGCTCCTCGTAGGTTTGGTATTGAATCTAATGGTACTGACTATAATGTTTTATTTAATGTTACAGACAATACCGATGAATGGGATCTTACTACAGAATATACTATTTCTTTGGTTGAATATGTGGCATTTACAGACCTAGAAACTACAGTTCAGAAAGGTATATCCGCCTCGGCATCTAGGCAATACCAGTTATTTGTGCAAGGTGATAGAGATGTAGATAGATTATTGGCAGAAAGATCTGCTATGTTAACCGCTAAGGGTAGGGCAGCTGATGCTAATGACAAAGCTAGGAATATCTTTGCTTCTGGTGACGGTGCATTAAAGAGAGCGGTAAATAGAAATGCTAATAGTATTTATGATCCTACTAGATTTAGATATTGGAGATACACCACATGAGCGTGCATCAAAAGATTGCTATTCCAACTTTGGCTGGCGGCGTGGGGAGACAGGCTAGCAATAAACGCTTGCCTACCGAAGCTCAAGACTTAGACAATGTTATTGTTACTACAGAAAGATCAGTAGAAAAACGACCTGCGTTGGAATGGATTGCTGGGGCAGATATTATCTATGGCGATAATACAACCTATGCTCCGGGCTCTCTTTTGTTTAATACTTTGGCTGATGGTAGCCGATATGTGCCTAGTGCTAATGATGATATCTTTTTTAAATGGATTTCTATTGATCAAGATAACAGATTTTTAATTGCTATTAATTATAGCCTTACCTTAACAAACGGTATTTTAGATTCTGATGCTAAGAAAAAGTTTATTACGGTGTGGAAACTAAACGTAACCAATAAACGTATGGATTTGCAAACGTTTGATACAGATTCTATTACCCTATCTCATTATAATTACCTTACGGCTAATCCTGACGGATCTAATGCTGAGAAAACCCTTTCGTTTGCTTTATTTGGTACTGCTTTAGTAGCATTAAATAAACAAGTCTCGGCTGGGTATAGAGAAGGGGCGACTAAAACTGTCTTAAATTCTTACAATGAGGGTACTGAGTACAATTCGGGCTCTCATTCCTTTGTGCTGCGTTCCAATAAGGTGGATGGACTCTTCGATCACTTTACTCTCGAGGAGGGCGCTACGGGGGGTACACGGTCCACCAGAACCTTCAGAGGATTCCCAATAGATAACAAAAACAAGAATGGTTTAAAGCCTGAGACATTTGTTTTGTCTATTTATAGTAATTCTGACAGGACTACTCTTGTGGGTTCGTTTAAATTAGTTACCTTTAAAGACCCAAATCTGGCGTTTAAATTAAAAAGAGAAGACTTAGAATTATTAAGTGGTAGATTTCCCCTTGATGAAGGATTTTACTATTGGTCTGTAACTCCTAGAGCAGAAGATGTTCGGGGTAGACCTATTCAGTATAGAGTATCTGCCTTGCCAACTACAAAAAACCTTGTGCCTATTTCAGAAACTACGCTGTTATCTGCTTTAGATACAAATCCTACTACTAAATTATTTGATGGGGATCAGTCATCTCCTAAAATGCATTTAATTAATAACAGAACAACCGATACAAATGTAGGTAATGTTAAAGATCCTAGTACTGCTTCTACAGGCGATACTTATTTTGCAGATAAGTTCTTTATTAGCCGTGGATCTGTACAGTACGGGGTAGAATTAAACGAATACGATACTAGTATTCAGCCGGGATCTATTGGATTAGCTCCTAAAGCTGCTGCTGCTAATCAAGCGGTGGCTTTATCTGATTTAAAAGTTACACAAAAACTTAGACCTTTGACTGCATTTACTATTAATTCTGGAACAGGCATTACAGTAGATGCTGATGGTGAAGTAAGCGTTACGGGCGATAACTTAGTATCTACTCCCGATGAAACTAAAACTATTAAGGATTTAAAGGATCTTATCGAAGCTTCTGGTGCTGATGCCACCCTTAAGATTGATTCTGATACCAATAGAATTAGTATTATAGATGATAGCCAAGAAAATCTTACGTTGCTGGCTACCGGAGAAAACTTTAACACGGGTCAGGCAGGTAATCAAAACTTTGTAGAGACACTTGGATTAGGTAATACTAACTCTAAGGCTCTACGGACTATTAATAGAAATACATTAATCTTTGAAGAACTTTTTGATGTAGATGGCAACAAGTTAATTACTCTAGAAAACAGAAACGATATTAAAATCTTTTCTCGTGCTATTAACACACAGACAAATAAGTTTTCTGATCTTAATTCTTTTACCGTTAGTTTAGTTAATTTAGATTCAAAAGCAGATTTACTTCAACTTGCTGAAAAAATTAGAGAGTCTACTAGATTAGACGATGCTGTAGATCCTACTTATGTTTTATGCTATGCTGATAACAATTTAGAAATTGTAGGAACGGGAACTGATAACAAATCTGACGAAAGTGTTGGCTTACAAGTGTTAACCTTTACTGATTCTACTGGTAAAAAGCCAGATGAAACAGGTTTTGATGCTACCAAACGTACAGTCGCTTTGGTTATGGATGTAGCTAATACAGTTAATACTAAATTGTTTACTCTTATGGAAGAACCAGCTGCAGAATTTGGTAAACTGTTAGGTATTCGTAATATGTCAGAAGATCACACTCTTGTTGTTGAGGATAAGAACTTTAATATCTCACAACAAACAGACCTTGGTCAATCAATTGTTTCATTTCAAAATGTACCAATTCCTACAAGCAATAATGATACAATTAAAGTAAACAATGCAGAAGAAACCCTGTTCTCCCTGTATGAGAATGGTCCTCTTACATCTGGAGCTAAGTTTTCTAGCCGTGGTAGAGGTAAGGTATACGAAGCTAGAGAAAGATTTTTTGATTTTACTCCGGGTTTCTACCGTGCTATTGCTGAGCCTGATAAAGGCAACCCTTACTATGAGAAGGTTAGGTCTGAGGCAGCTTATTCTGTATGGGACGAGAATACATTACCCATTATCATAGACTTTGATAGCTCTTCAGGACTGTGGAAACTTATCACTCCTTCGTGGCAACCTCGTAAGTCGGGTGACTTGGATAGTAATCCGGGTCCTTCTCCATTTATAGATAGTGCTAATACTAACAATAGAATCCGAAGGCGAATTAGTTCAATTACAACTTGGCGTAATAGACTTTGGTTTGCTATTGATGACACTGTATTCTCATCAGAGTTTGGGCAGTTCTTTAATCTGTTCTTAACTGATCCGGGTACTATTACAGATGTCGATGTGATTGATGTTAGATCGTCTGTAGATAAAATCTGTAAGATTAATAACATGATTGCCTTCTATGACTTCTTGTTTATTAACACGGATAATGATGTACAGTTTGAATTGCAGGGATCTGAGAATCAGATTACTCCATTTACTGCAGAGTTGTCTCCTACAACCTTTTATTCTACAGATCCAATTGCTAGACCACAGTTATTAGGATCTCAAATTTATTTCTTTGCTCCTGAAAAAGTATATTTATACTACTCTACAGCTAATCAGAATGTAATTACTCAAGCAGTAGAAACCTCTGCGCACTGTGAAGGGTATTTGCCTAAGAATTATGGTGCAATTGCTCGTGCTCCAGCACAAGATTTAATTGCAATGGTAGATGCAGACAAGAAAAATGAAATGTACCTATATGTAAATAAATTTAGTGGCGATAAGATCCAACAAAATGCATTATATCGCTACATTTTTGATACAAACTTTAACATCCAAGCTATGGAATCGTTTGACAACTTTATGTACATGGTTGGTACACGGCCTTACTCTAATCAGAGCGGGGATACTACCAATCAATTTTATATTCACCGTACTTTCTTAGAGCAAGCAGATAAGAATCAACCGAGACTGGATAACCTAATGTTAATTGCACCTGATTCTTCTGGTACAGATGCTACAGTAACGTATGATGCTGCTACTAATAAAACAACATTTATTTTACCTATGCAAGATGCTAAAATTGATACTGCTGTATTCTCAGAAGATTTCTTTAGAGGTACAGGTAAAGTTGAATTCCAATCCGTACCTGCCACTGTGACAGAAACTACGGCTG